AGCGGTTGCACATCCTTATGTGCTTTTATCCCTTTTTGTGGACCCACCGAGACTTGAACTCGGGACTGAAGCTTGCAAAGCTACCGTGTTAGCCAACTATACCATGAGCCCATAAACAAAAAAACCCCGGGAGATTATCCCGAGGTTTCAATGTATTTCGTTCTCAACTACAACAAATTACACCATCCCTCGGGACATACTAATATCAGCCACCTCTGCCCATTTCGAACAGGTTGTAAATGACATCGTGATTATATGTGTAAATCGTTTCATTGAATTTATTTATTATTTAGTTTTTTAATCTATTTCCTTAATTGTTGTACAAAGGTAATAATAAATACTTTATAAAACAAGAAAGTTTCAAATTTTTTTGAAAAAAGTTATTAATCTAATCGTATTATGTTGTAAATATGGTATTTATAATTCAACAAATTAAAAAAAAAACAATTATGGGAAACAAAACAAACACAGGATTTAGAGAACTATTAGGTTCAATGATGAAAAGAAGATGGTGCTACACTATCTAATACCTCAGATTTACCAAGTAACCCACCAACATCACCAACACCGGTTATTTTACCAACAGTAAATTCAAATGTGGAAAAGAAGGGTGTTGAGGTTGATGAAGATGGTGATGGGGTTATGGTCGGTATCGATTATGATAACAATGGTATTATTGATGAGTATTTCCCATATCGTCAATGTGAACACGTTTGGGGTGATCAAGATAACGATGGTGAGTTAGAATGTTTGAAATGTGGTTTATTGAAAAATATGCATGAGTAATTACACCATAACCCTAATTTTACCATATAGTGCGTGAATCTCCGCGCAAATTTCATAGTTTTCAATGGATTCAAAATAAGGTATTAGTTCATTAATTAAAATGTCCTTTTGTTCTTTACTGAATTTAAGTTCAGTTTCCCATTGTAACGCATTTATTTTGGAAGAGATGACAAGAACCACATTGTTCTTGTCATTTCTTTTTAAACTCTTGAATAAATCAAAAACTTTCTCATAGATTAAAGATTTGTTTGAATAATAAAAATCTTTAAAATCTCTATGATCACCAGCAACCTTCAATTTTTTTATTACGGTATCTTTAGGTTTTTTTTCCATTATACTGTGTGATCAATTTGCACCCTAACACAATTTTGTGGTAGTTTATTTACATGTCTGTAATTGTTAATATATCCCATAATGTTAGCACTACCAATAGCGTTTGCTGAATGGGTATAAACGTCAACAACCGGTTTATCATTCATCCATTGTTCAACCAACCATTTAGCACAATCGTAACCAGTTTTTTCGGTTATGTTGTTATAGTCTAACTTGTAGTTATGATAAACATTTCTGTGCCATTCTTTCATTGCACTATCACCTAAATCATGGTCTAATGAAATCACCCCAATGTTTTCTAGACCAATCTCATTTACTTTGGTTACAAATTCATCATAAGAACGAACCACAATCCAAGTAGGATCGATTGGTGTTCTCACATCGTCTAAATAAATTTTATTCATTTGTTTTATCTTTTTTATGTGAAATGCTCATTTTTAATTTAGTATCTTCACTATGTTTTTTACCTAATCGTGAAGGGGGAATTATTTTTCTTAATTTGGCCGATTCTTTCATTTTTTGTTTAGTTTCTTCAGAATGTGGAGTTCTTTTCTTCCCAGTATTTGATTTGGATATTTTTTGTTTAGTTTCTTCACTTAATACCGTTCCTTTTTTTCTAATACTAACACTTTTTTTAAATTCATCCGTATGTCTTTTTCCATAAAATGGGTTATTTACACCCACTAATTTATTTTTTAGTGATTCACTTATCTTTTGTTTAGTTTGTATTGTTCTTTTCTTTCCAGTATTTGATTTGGATATTTTTTGTTTAGTTTCTTCGGTTTGTTTTCTTTTCTTCATTTTTTCAATGTGTGATTCACTTTTCTTTTTTCCTTTATTAGATAAACTATTTTTTAGTTTATGTTCATCTGTTTGAATGAGTCCAATGATTCCCTCACCACCATTTGTCATGTTTACTAAATTACCATTATTTAGATCTTTCCTTCCATATTTTTCAATTAAAGTTATTTCAAGTTTACACGCATCTTCCCATGTTAAATTGTTTTCAACAATTTCAACAACATACTCTGTTTTATTTGTTACGTTTTTCCAAAACTTATTCCTACCAAATTTAGAGTATGCTCTTTTAAAATTATTGTCAGAACCAATACCAATATAAAATATTTCATTATTGTCTAATCTAATGTGTTTGTACAGATATGCCATATAAATAAATATGTGAACAAACTAAAATGGATTAACTATTTTCCAAATTATTAGAATTGAACGGACGAGAATATGATGGATATAATAATCTCCAAATTTGTTCGGAATAATCTTTACCGTCTAACATTGAAAATAGTAATCCGGGATGTTTGTATCTTTTTGCAAATTCAGCAAAAACCGCACGATTTTCAACATTTGGTGCTCGATTGATTATTTTAAATATCCACTTATATTCGTTTTCTATTGTTTGATATTGTGTTAAAAAACTTGATTTAGTTTCTTTCACCCAATTGTAAAATTCATCTGGTACTTTATCTAATATTTCATCGAATGGCTTACCTTCTTTAAGATATTCCCAAATATCACGATTAGATACGTTAGTTATAATTCGATGAAGACGAACATATTCATTCCCTTTGATTTTCATACGAAAACCATTTTTAAAACGAATTACATAACCCTCTTTGTCCTTGGAGATCTCCTCCTTCAATATGTCATACCCTTCACCCCAAGTTTTATAAAGAGTGACGATTTTGAAACCTAAGTTATTTAACATATTCCCCAAACGTATGTCTTCATTGTCGGTATTATGTATATTGACTTCATTACCGGTTTTAGTATGAATCATACCTAATAAAATTAAATCTTCGAAGTCATATACACACACGATTCTGTTTTCAGGATAAATTATTTCAAATAAATAAGTGTAATCAGAATGTAATTTATCGTAATCGTATTTTTCAAGTAATTCACGACCCTTGATTGCTTGTGGTGATGTGAATGAACCTCTGGTTGCCATTATCCATTCGTTTTGATAATTGAATAATATACCCAAAGAACCATCCATTTTTTCATAAACCTCAAATGACTCATTAGGGATTTCTTCTGGTTTATGTTCTTCATAATTAAAGAACTTTTTGAATGGTCTAGCAATTATTTTTCCTTCAGAATTTGTTACAAGTCCACGACATTGCATAGTTATATCATCCCACAAAGACTCATATTGTACTTTTGGAGAATAATTCCAAATAGTAACATCTTTTGTTGGGTGTGTTTGTTTTAATAACAAACCATCCTGATGATATTTTTCTAATAGTTCAATCATAATTTTATTTCAAATCTGTTACGCATAACTTCTAACTTTTCTTCCGGTACCCCATGCACATTTACACCACCATGTCTGTTTTCCACAATTATTGAATAAACACGATAACCATATTTGTCTGCCAAATCATAATACGATTTCATCTCCCATTCTTGTGTGAAAGTATTTGAAACAATAACTCGGTTTGCTGGTAAAACATTATCCCAACCTTTCATTACGGTTTCAACTGAGTTGTAACACCATTTATGTGCATCTTTTAATTTGGTAACATCAAATTTGTATTCACCGTCAACCATAAAAAATTGGTCAGCCTCAAAAACGGGACCACCAAGTGTTTTGGCAAAAGTCGATTTACCCGAACCAGGTTACGGTACCCCCCTCAAAAGAATCAACTCTTTTTGAGGGGGGTTGTTATTTTTTTTATTGTTCATATATTTATTGTTATGGGGTCTACTTGACCCCGAATACAAATATAAAAAAAAGAATTAAAATAAACAAACTAAAAAGATGGGGTTAGAGAGAAATTGTCCGAGTTGTAATAAATTATTATCCTACACAAATAAATACACACACAAACATGCTGTAAATAATAATACATTATGTAAAAGTTGTGGTTTAAAAAATTCATTAACACCTGATAGGATAGAAAAAATGTCTAAAAGAGTTAGTGGTGAAAATAACCCAATGTACGGAAAATCGGGTCAATTAAATCCATTTTTTGGTAAAACACATAACAACGAAACAAAAAAGAAAATAATTGAGTCACGAAATCTTGATTCTTATAAAAGTAAAGAGTTTAAAAATAAAATGTCAGAACTAAACGCTGGTGAAAATAATCCAATGTATGGTAAGTCATTTTATGATATTTGGATGGATAGATATGGAAAAGTAGTGGCAGATAAAAAAATGTCCGAGTTTAAAAAGAAACAATCTAAAAATTCAATCGGACATAATAATCCAATGTATGGTAAACCATCCCCAAAGGGTTCCGGCAATGGTTGGTCTGGTTGGTATAAAGGTTGGTTTTTTAGAAGTATAAAAGAACTCACATACATGATAAAAATTATAGAAAGATTTAATCTAAAATGGGAAAATGGTGAAGATAGTAAGTATAAAATAGAATATTATGATTATAAAAACAAAAAAAGAAACTACTATCCTGATTTTATAATTGAAAATAAGTATTTAATAGAGATTAAACCTAAAAACCTATTAAACTCGGATACGGTTAAACGTAAAAAAGAATCCGCAATAAATTTCTGTTTAGAACGTGGTTTAAAATATAAAATATCAACAATAGAAAATTTATCGGATAAAGAAATATTAAAACTTTATAATGAAAAAGAAATAACCTTTATTGAAAGGTATGAAAAAAAATTTAAAGAAAAATATTGTATAAATACCCCTTAATAAAATTAATTCTTTCATTTTTTTTAATAAAAAAACGTGAGCCGTGGTGTCACAGTCAATACGTTTAACTTACATTACCACCGATGGTAGTAAGCACTCCCGTTTTTAGTTTACGATACTATCAAGTAATACTTCACTTGAATCAACCTCAGTTGAGTCGATTAATGTTGTTGTCGTATCTTCAACAACGATTGTTGTGGTGTCATTTGTTTCGGTTGTTGTGGTAGACCCATTACCACAAGCACTTATTGCCAATCCAACAACAAGTGCAAAAATCAATGAATATAGTTTCATTAGTGCAAATATAATGAAAAAAAACCATAAAAAAAAATCTCCCCAACGGAGTGTCGGGGAGATGTGGTCATTTTGTGGTTTCAACACCACAGACTAAAACGAAAGGATATCGGCAAAGATGTCCTGTGTAAATATAAATATATATGTTTTTACCAAAAAACTAAATATTTATCTATTTTTTTTAAAAATTTTTATTTCACCATCTTTAAACTTCAAAGTTACACCCACCTTTTCTTTAATGTTACCCTTCAGTATTTCCTCACTTAAAAAGTCCTCACATAAGTTTTGTATGATTCTTTTAATCGGTCTAGCACCATAACTTTCCTCGGTGTTTAGTTCAGATATTCTATCAATGATTGTTTCATCAAAAGTCACCTTGTATCCTTTTTCCACTAAACGATTATTTAGTTTGTTTAACTCAATCTTTATGATTTTATTCATATCCTCTTTAGAAAGTGGGTTGAAAAGAATGATGTCATCAATACGATTCAAAAACTCTGGATTGAATTGTTGTTTCAATGATTTTTGTATAATTGATTTTTTCAATTCTTGGTTTTGTGTTTTAGATGAATTGAAACCAACACCAGCACCAAAATCAGAAACTTTTTTTGCTCCAACATTTGATGTCATGATAATGATGGTGTTTGTAAAATTAACTTTTCTACCAAAAGAATCTGTTAAATGACCCTCATCCAATATTTGAAGTAGAATGTTGAACACATCTTTATGTGCCTTTTCAATCTCATCAAATAAAACAACAGAGAATGGGTTGTTTTTAATTTTTTCAGTCAACTGACCACCTTCATCGTAACCAACATAACCCGGAGGTGAACCGATTAAACGAGATACGTTAAACTTTTCTTGGTACTCACTCATGTCAACACGTATAACCTTATTCGGATCCCCAAATAATGTTTCGGCAATTGATTTTGCCAACAATGTTTTACCAACACCGGTAGAACCTAAAAACATAAACGAACCGATTGGTTTATTTGTGTCTTTAATACCAACACGATTTCTTCTTATTGATTTTGAAATGATTGTTATCGCATCATCTTGACCGATTACTCTTGATTTTAAAACATCCTCTAATTTTAAAAGATTGTTTGTTTCTTTTTCGTCCAATTTAGCAATTGGTATTCCGGTTGTTTGTGAAATTATATCATAAACATCGTCAACAGAAATTGGTGTTTTGTTGTCCTTCTGTTTTTCAAACCACTTTTGTTTTTCTTGTTCTAATTTATCAAGAACCTTTTTCTCTTCGTCTCTTAATTTTGCGGCTTTCTCATAATCCTGAGTTTTAACCACCATTATTTTTCTCTCTTTAATCTCGTCAACTTCCTTTTTTAATTTTTCAAGAGACTCTGGAATTTTTGTGTTGATTTTTTTATGTGAACCAAGTTCATCCATAACATCAATTGCCTTATCTGGAAATTGTCTATCGGTTATGTATCGACCGGTTAATTTAACAATCGTTTCAATAACGTTCTCTTCGAAAAATACCTTGTGGTAAGTTTCATACGAAGCCGTTAAATTATTAAGGATTTGTATTGTTTCTTCCTCTGTCGGTTCCTTCAAAATTAATTTTTGGAAGCGTCTCACTAACGCACTATCCTTTTCAATGTGTTTTTTATACTCATCAAATGTTGTTGCACCTATACATTGTATTTCACCTCTAGCCAATGCCGGTTTTAAAATATTTGCTGCGTCCATTGAACCACTCGGATTACCCGCACCAACCATGGTGTGTAATTCGTCAATGAAAACAATCACATTTGGTTCTGATTGTAATTCATTTAAAATTGCTTTAATTCTTTCTTCAAATTGTCCACGATACTTGGTTCCAGCAACTAATGATGTTAAATCCAACGATACAATTCTTTTATCAAGAAGTGATGGTGGACAATCACCTTTTACTATCATTAATGCTAACTTCTCAACCAATGCTGATTTACCAACACCGGCATCACCAACAACAACTGCGTTATTTTTTTTCTTTCGTGATAAAATTTGTAGAATTCGTTTAACTTCCTTTTCTCTACCAATCACCGGATCAATTTTACCCTCTTCAGCTAATCGATTCAAATCTCTTGAAAAGTTATCTAAAATAGGTGTTGTTGAACCTTTTTTACTTTTTTTTGGGTTTGATACTGACGAACCCTCTTCAAAAAAATCTACTGACATGTTAATTATAATTTTCGGTAAAGGTAAAAATTATTTTTATTAAAATCAAACTAATGTCAAAATTTCAGGTTAAAGTTATCCACATAAGACTTTTTGACTTATTTTAATCGTTGGTATTCAGATTGATAGGTTTTTTAAAAAAAGATATAACTATGTTAACAAGAACCGTAAATCCTTTCAGAGATGTGTTAGACACATTCTTTGATGCAAATTTTAATCATTTAACAACTAAACTTTCAACCAAAGAAGATGGGTACTATGTTTATATACCGGTACCCGGATTAACAAAGAACGATTTAAAAATATCGGTAAAAGATGGTTATTTAACCATTTCCTACAACAAAGAAAATGTAAAGGAAGAAAATTACTCATTTGTTAGTTCATTTAAAAAGACCTACATTGTTCCTGACGATGTAAACGAAAAGGACATCACTGGTAAAGTAGAAAATGGGGTTTTGGAAATAGTGTTACCAAAATCAAAGAAAAAATCTACAGAACGACTTATTGAGATTAATTAAAACAAACCCCGAATCAATTTCGGGGTTTTTTATTTTATATTTATTGTGTATATTATCTCAAAAATTATATTATGGGTATTATATCAGAAAAAATCGAAGGAAAGATTATTGAGGTTCAAATTAAATCCTCAAATTTAAAATCGGCAACATTTAACACAGAAGACAAAAGTCTGCTGGTGGAATTCAATAATGGATCTATTTATGAGTATGAAAACGTCCCTTGGGAAATTTTCACTAAATTCAGGATGGCTGAATCACAAGGAAGTTATTTTAGTAAAAATATTTCCAAAACATATAAGTACAAAAGAGTAGATGAACCAAAAAAATAACGAATTTGTTGAGGATAAGAAACAGGACAAAGAAATAATGAAATCTTTTGTTCCTAAAGAATCTTTATCAAAAGATATTTTTGATAAAATGGGAGACTCATTTGTTTTAAAAGAAGAAATAAGAGAAAAATTATTACAAAACACAAACGAGTTTTTAGATTTTTTAGGTATCGATTTCTTCATATACGACATTCACTTTACAGGTTCTCTTGCCAATTATAATTGGTCTAATTACTCCGATATCGACATACACATAATTGTTGATTTGGATGAGTTTAGTAACGGTAAAGAAAAAACCGAAACCTATAATGAGATAGTTAGAGAATTTTTTGAATTAAAGAAGAAAAGTTGGTCAACTTCAAATAACATAAGGATTAAAGGTTTTGAAGTGGAGTTCTATGTTCAAGATATTGATGAAAAAGGTGTTTCTTCTGGAATTTATTCCATACTTAACAACGAGTGGGTTATTGAACCAAAAAAAGATGAACCGTCAATTGACGAAAATAAAATACTTAAAAAGGGGGAAGAGTTTGCCAAATCAATCGATAGTTTATTAAAAAAGGCTGAAGATGGTGAAGATGTGTCGAATCAAGTATCTGACTTAAAATCGAAACTGAAAAAATTCAGACAGTGTGGTTTAGAAAGGGGTGGTGAATACTCTTATGAGAATTTAACATTTAAACTTTTGAGAAGAAACGGGTACATTGGAAAACTAATGGGAATTAAAACCCTAATAAGAAACAAAAAATTATCTCTCCCACAGTAAAGGGCTTGAATTTTTTGTGTTATGTATATATTTATAAGGTATCAAGAATAATTATTTCTAAAAATTAAAAAAAAATGGCAGACTTAAAACCGCTAGGTAGTGAGAAACTTCAAGGTGACAACAAATTAAAAAGAATCCTTGAATTAACTTATTACGGTAATAAAGAAAAAACAAACAAATCATCTTCACCAGTTAGTAAAGTTGAGCATTTATCAGAATCAGTTAATGGTGTTTACGGTATCGTAAAAGAAAAAGATGGTTATTACGTTAAAAAAGGTCTAAATGAGAGCTCACTGGATTATATCGGTGGTCTTTTCATGAAAAATAAAAACAGATTTAACTCATATGCTGAAGCATTAAAAAGATTAGAATTATTAAATGGTTCTGAACTTAATGAAGCAACTAAATATGTTTTAAAACAAAACAAACCGGTGTCGTCACCTGAACCATTACCGTCTGACAGTATGGGTGGAGAAGAAGTACCTTCACCAGAGTCATTACCATCTGACGATATGGGTGGAGAAGAAGCACCTTCACCAGAATCTTTACCGTCTGATGATATGGGTGCAGAAGAAATGGGTTCTTCGGAAACACCATCTGAACCAAAACCATCTGATTACATGGCGGAGATTCAAAAATTTTCAGGTAAACTTGGTCAAGAATTAAGAGATCAAAAATCAAAAATGGAAAGTGATGATATTAAGTATGTGCTTAATATGATTATTTCGGCTGTTGATTTAAATAAACTTAGTGATGAGGATATTGAAGATATCGGTAATAAGTTTGACAGAGATTTAGAAAATTTAGAAAGTGATGAAGAGTTACCGGTTGAACCTGAAGCATCTGAAGAAGAACCGACAGGTGATGAGGAGTTAGGTGAAATGTCATCAATGGATAAGTTGGAGATGTTTATCAACACACCAGCAGTCCAAGACGAAGAAATCGATTTATCAAAATACGCTGATTTAAGTGAATATAGTGGCACTGAAGATGAGGTTAAAGAAATTGATTTAGAAGAAATAAAAAAAGAAATCAACAAAAGTATAGAATCTACTTTAGGTAAGTACTTTAAGTAATATGAAGTTGATATACATCAATGAAATTGGTTCAGATTATAAAGGTCAAAAACAGTACGAATTCATCTTTAGTGAAAGTACTGAAATTGACATGGACGAATGGTTTGATGTTCCAGCATCTTCAACAAATACAATAAAAACCCCACACATTGAATATATAGACCTAATAGGTCTACTTAAAGACACCGATTTAGTTTTTGAATTGATACAAAATTCAGACTACTTCGGTGTTATTGATGCTGTGGATGGTGTAATTGCACTCGCGTGGGAAAAATCAAATTTTGATTTAGATGATGAAAGAGTGTATTTTAAATTTGGTGAAAGTATCGAGTCAGTAGATAAAAAATTAAAAAATCGAAAACTTGCACTACATAAACAAACATTAAAAAAATAACTAAAATGAAAAGAACAGAAATTATTGCTAAACTTTTAAACGAAGGTTATAGTGAAAAAACATTATCTCGTTTGAGTGATAAAGAAATTACTATTTTAGCAAATACAGTTTTGAGTGAAGAAGATGTTATGATTTCTAAAAAAGATCCACAATTCCAACAAAAAATCACAAACGCTAAAAAACAAAATAAAACCATAGAAACCTATGAAGAAAAAAAACCATCTGAAGGATTATCAAAAGAAAAGAAAAGTGAAGTTGTAAAGAAAGCAAAAAAGGGTGGTGACATTGGTAAAAAAGGTAAGGGTTTTGAAAAAATAGTTTCAAAAGCAAAAAAATCAGGTGTAAAAGATCCTGAAGCAGTGGCTGCGGCCGCTATGTGGAAAAACATAAAAAGAGAGGGTAAAATGGATGAATCAAAAACTGAAATGGTTAATTGGGTTAGAGGTTTATCTGAATCAAAATATTCAAATTTCACATCAAAAAATGACATTTTATCTATCATAAATGAAAAAATTGGTGAGTCATCAATACCGATGCCCTCATCAAAACCTAAAAAGGGACATAATGGTGTTCCTGAGTTTATGACATATGATTCAATTGTTGGTAATACTGAAACCGCAGAACCGATTGTTAAACCGGTTACAAAACCAGTAACAAAACCTGATTTAGACCCTTATAGTCCAAGTCCGGGAGTTAATCCAAAACCAAAGGCTGGTATAAAAAAAATTAAATAATATTTTGGTTTATGCAATTTAGTAAAAGAAATCTATTATCTTTGCTTCGAGAAAACATAAAAGAAGAAGCACCAATGCGTTTTGATACACAAGACAGACCTGATACAGGTTTACAAAGACAACTTTCAAGGGGTGAAACGTCATTTAAAAACGTTCCACTACCACCATCTGAAGAAGAAGACATTAATTTCCAAGAACTTTTAGCATCTGAGAGATATAAACAGGTGGTTAACAAAGTTAAAGAGTACACCGGTATTCAAACACCCATGGTTGGTGTACAAGGTGTTGGTCAATTAACTGGATTAATGATGAGTGCCCACAATCAAATTGTAAACACCGAAAGACAACATAGAGCCGATTTAGAAAAATTAGCGGTTGAGTTGGTGACGAAAGAAATGGGAATTCCCGAAGGTAAATTACAGTTTGATGTTAAAATTGTTGGTTTAGGTGAAATTGATACATCAGATTTTCAAAGGGGTATGGGTGAACAACCTAACATCGAACCAATTGAAATTGAACAGGATTTAATGGATGATTTAGATACACTAAATCTTGAAAGAGCAAAAAGAAGGTTAATCAATAGTATGGTTCAGGGATCCTCAAAAAAGGGACACTATATGTATCATATGGTTGATGAAAAAATTAGAGAGATAACTGGTTCAGATGATTTAATTAACCAATACGGTATATTAATGTCTATTAATGATACTTTATATTGGCAACTAAGTGATGAATCCATGCAAATGATGATGAGTGGTGGTGGCGGTGGTGGTGTTGCCGGTAAAGAAAAGGTTGATAGAAATACAACACCCCCAACAATTTATGCTAGAGGTATAAATTTCCCGGTATTGGTACATGAAATAATTAAAGGGATAATGGAATTGTTTGCAGTTCAAGGACAACCCGAAGATCAAGAAATTGCATCAAGAGTTAGTGAACTTGAGGATACAATGGAAAAAGAAATTTGGGATTTAAGATTGGGTCCAGCGATTTGGGATAGAATCAGATCACAATTTCCAGAAGAAATTGTTGTTGATGAAAATCAACGTGAATTACAAAATTTCTTATTGACAAAAATATTTAAATTACCTGCTAGACAATTTTTGGTTTTCATGAAAGAAGTTATTTCCGGATCAGAACAAGGAAAAACACTTATGTCACAAATGTTAGAAGCAATTAATCAAATGTTTAATAATGTTGATTACGAAAATGCCATGAGTCAATTTGAAGATTCGTTGGATGGAATATCTGATAGTACAGATGACAATGAGTTGGACGACTTTTTAGGGTCCTTGGGTATTACAAGACCCGAAGAATAAGGAAGAAAGGAGGTAATTACCTCCTTTTTTTATGCTCAGACATATTTATATATATGAGTAATCAAAAAATTGAACGATTAAAAGAATATGCTCGTATAATGAAGGATACTCCTTATGCGTTAAAAACGTATTTACAGACATACGACAATACGAAAAAAAAATATGTTCCATTAGAGTTATTTCCCGACCAAATACAATTGTTAAAGGATTACGAAACCTATAACGAAAATATAACGAGAAAATATAGACAGGCTGGTGTTACCACTGTAACCGCAGCATGGATTTCTAAAAAACTACAATTAGCCAAACCCGAGAATCCGGAAAGAGTACTGGTAATTGCGAATAAAAAGGATACCGCAGTGGAGATGGCTAATAAAATTAGAAATTTCTTAGAACAATGGCCAGATTGGATTAATGTTGGGTTTTCTCCCGATAAAAACTCAGAAAGTAGATTTAGGTTAAATAACGGATGTGAAGTTAAAGCGGTAGCAACATCGGCGGATGCGTTACGTAGTTATACACCAACAATATTAGTATTTGATGAGGCGGCATACATTGAGGCCGGTGAAGACTTTTGGGCGGCATCTATGGCGTCCCTTTCAACCGGTGGTAAGATTATTCTTATTTCAACACCAAACGGTTTCGACCCAATTTACTATGGTGTTTATGACCAAGCAATTAGAAAAGTAAACGATTTCCACATAACCGATTTAAGATGGTTTAAAGATCCAAGATACACAAAAGATTTAAGGTGGATTAAGTGTAATGATATTGTACATTATATGTCCAATAGAGGGTTATATAATGATGATGAAGTTGTACTAACCGATTTTGATATAAATGACTACAACAAACTACTTGAGGATGGTTATAAACCATATTCTTCTTGGTTTGAAGGTATGTCAAAGAAATTCAAATTTGATAGAAGAAAAATTGCTCAGGAATTAGAGTGTGATTTTTTAGGTTCAGGTGATGGTGTGATACCAAGTGATGTTCAGGATAACATTACAAAAAACATGTTGAGGGAACCTAAAGAAAAGTACATGCAAGGTACTTTTTGGCAATGGAAAGAACCAGTGCAAGGTCATAGATATATTATGGGTGTTGACGTTAGTAGAGGTGATAGTGAAGATTTTTCTTCGATCAACATTATTGATTTTGATGAAAGGGAACAGGTTGCTGAGTATATTGGTAAGATACCACCTGACGATTTAGCGTCTATCGCATATAAATGGGGTATTTTATATGAAGCATTCATTGTTGTCGATATAACCGGTGGTATGGGTGTTGCAACATCAAGAAAACTACAAGAATTAAACTATAAAAATCTATACGTT